GAACAAAGGGGCGCGGCGGGGAGGCGCTTGGAGCAATGGGGCGACCGGCGGGGCCTTCTGTTGGTTTCTGAGCAGTGCGGCCTCGAGTTCGAGTCGGGACTTCGGCGCGCGCCTGGCTTTTGTGGGGTGACGTGAACGTGATAATGGAAGATAAAAATTAACAACTGACGATGAAAAAGAGGGATATAGGGTGACAAACGCAAAAGGCGAGGACCAGACCGCCGCGGCGCGGCGGGGAGGCTATTGGAACAATGGGACGAACAGCGGAGCCTTCTATTGGAATCTGAACAATGCAGCCTCGAATTCGAATCGGAACATCGGCACGCACCTGACTTTGGGGAAACACATCACGATGAACAATGGTGCGGAACCTCGCCCTGCCTCTTGGCAAAACAAGTATGTATCCCGAATGAACCGTGCTGGTAGCTCGGCCGCAAGGCTCTGTCGAACGCTCGGCGCACCCCACAAAAGGGGGATGTTCGGATGAAACGCTACGGCAACCTGTATCCCGCGATCTACGACATGGACAACCTCCGGGAGGCGCACCGCAACGCCAGGAAGGGCAAGCTGCACTACAAGGATGTGTGGCTGGTGGACCAGGACCCGGAGCGTCATCTGCAGAGCATCCACAACATGCTCAAGAACAAGCTCTACCAGACCTCTCCTTATCACGTCTGGACCAAGCGCGACGGGCCTAAAGAACGCACGATCTACGTCCTCCCGTACTACCCGGACCGCATCGTGCAGTGGGCGGCGGTGCAGGTATTGGAACCCATATGGATGAGCACGCTCATCCCGAACACGTACTCATCGCTCAAGGGGCGCGGCATCCACCAGGGCCTCCGGGACCTGCAGAGGATGTTGAAGGACCGCAAGGGGACCGAGTACTGCCTCAAGTTCGACGTGGAGAAGTTCTATCCTTCGATGGACCACGACGTACTGAAAGCATTGCTCCGGCAGAAGGTCAAGGACCGTGACGCGCTGCAGCTGCTCGACGGGATCATCGACTCTGTCGGAACGCCGAATAACGTGCCGATCGGGAACTATCTCTCGCAGTACTTCGGCAACGTCTACCTGTCCGGGTTGGACCACTGGCTCAAGGAGGAGCAGGGCGCCAGGTACTATATGCGGTACTGCGACGATGGCGTGGTCTTGTCCGGGGGCAAGCGGTGGCTGCATGAGCTGCGCGTCCGCGTCGACGGATACCTACGCGACGAACTGAAGTTGAAGCTCAAGGGCAATTGGCAGGTGTTCCCGACCAGGACCAGGGGCATCGACTACCTGGGGTACCGATTCTTCGGGGACCGTACGCTGCTGCGGAAGCGCGGCGCCAACAATCTCAAGCGCCGCATGACGGAGATCTCCGAGCGCGGTCAGTGGGACGGGCACGCCCGGAGCTGCGTCGGCAGCTACAACGGATGGCTCGGCTGGTGCGACGCGCAGGGGCTGGTCAATGCATACATCGAACCGACAGTGAAACGATTGGGAGGAATCATATGATGCTCAAACTGAAGACCGGACCGGCGCTGGAACCTGTTTTCAGCACCGAGGCGAAGCTGTTCCTGAAGGTGGACGACACGACGGACGACATGCTCATCTGGGCGCTGATCACTGCGGCGAGGAAGGCGGCAGAAGAATACACCGGCCGGGCGTTCATCACTCAGACCTGGGAACTGTTCCTGGACGGAGTGGGGTCGGGCATACCGGCCGAGATCGAGGACGCCTACGAGGACGTCTATCGTACCGAGTACGTGCCGTCCGCCTTCCGGTCCATCATCCTGCCGAGGCCCCCGGCCATCAGCATCACGTCCATCAAGTACTACGACGTGGACGACGCTGAGCACGTGTGGGCCTCGACCAACTATCGCCTGGACAGCTACAGCGAACCGGGCCGCGTGATCCTGACCGCCACCGGCGAGTGGCCCACGGACCTCCGTCCGCAGCAGGGGATATTGGTCACCTATGCTTCCGGTTACGGCGCCGCCGCGGTCGACGTCCCGGAGGACATCCGGACCGCCATCAAGCGCATCCTCGCCGGGCTGTACGAGAACAGGCAGGACGAGATAGTAGGGGCGGTCGCTGCCAAGCTCGACCTTACCGCCAAGGCCCTGCTCGAACCGTACCGGGTGGTGCGGCTGTGAGGATAGGCGACCTGGACCACCGCATCAAGCTGCAGACGGCCACGCGCGCCTCGGACGGCGCAGGAGGCAGCACGGTCACATGGTCGGACACGGCGACCGTTTGGGCATCGGTAGAGCCGGTGAGCGGGCGGGAGCCGTACGTCGCGCAGCAGCTGCAGGGGCAGGTCTCGCACAAGGTCGTCATCCGCTACCGGAGCGGCGTCACGCACGGCATGCGAGTGCTGTTCGGGACCAGGACGTTCGACGTGCAAGCGGTCCTGAACGGAAAGGAACGGAACGAATCCCTGACGCTGTACTGTCAGGAGCAGCTATGAGCATCAGCATAGAGATGCAGGGGACGCAGGCGCTCAAGGCGTTCTTGGAACGGGCACCGAAGGCGGTGAAGGACGCCGTCTGGGGCGAGATGTACACCAGCGGCCTGATCATCGAGGGTGGCGCCAAGGAACGTTGTCCGGTGCGCAAGATACCGATCCGCATCAACGGACAACTGTATTCCGGCGGACGTCTGCGGACGTCCATCGTCGCCATCTCCGATCGGGAAGAGTTCTGGGTCAAGGTCCACGTTCCGGTCAAATACGGGATATACGTGGAGCTGGGGACCAGAAAGATGACCGCGCAGCCGTTCCTCTATCCGGCGTTCGAAAAGGAGCGGCCGACGCTGCTGAAGAACATAGAGGCGGCAATAGAGAAGGCCCTGGGGGCGACCTGATGACGGCCGGCTCGGCGATGGCGGCGGTGCAGGCGGCGGTCTACTCCAAGCTCACGGCCGACGTCGGCGCGGGCGGGTTGCTCAACGTGACATCGCCGATGATCACCGGCGTGTTCGATGAGGTCCCGGACGGGCAGTCGTTCCCCTACATCGTCATCGGCGATCAGAACGAAGCGTCGTTCTCGACCATGGCGAAGGACGGCGGGGTGCTCCTGATCACGTTGCACATCTGGTCACAGGCCAAAGGGTTCCGGGAAGCGGAGCTCGTGCTCGGACGGGCGAACTATCTGCTCGACGGGGCTCTCGTCATCACCGGGTACGCGCACGTCGGGACCGTCTACGAGGGCGCGGACACGCTGCGGGACCCGGACGGCATCACCCGGCACATCGCGGCACGGTACCGCGTCTACGCCCAATCCTCCGCTTAATAGGTAGTGCGAGGGTCTGAGTAGCATGGACCAGGTCGGCGAGCTCCAACGCATGAGGGCCCGGATGCTTCTGCGACGCGCGGAGATGGACATAGAGCTGGACTCCATGGACGCCCTCATTTCTGAACTGACCGGAGAGGACAAGTCGACCGGATGCACGCACCAGGATCGCAAGCGCATCACCGGGATGGGCGCGGACCACGACACCTTCTATTGCCCGGACTGCGGTGCGCAGTTCGACGTGCCGTTCCCGGTGGAGGAGAACTAGATGGCCGGATTCATTCTCAAGGATTGCAAGTTCTACGGCGGTGGATACGATCTCAGCGGGTCCCTCAACCGGGGAAAGCTCGAACTGTCCACCGACATGAAGGATGGCACCACGTTCAACCAGGGCTCGATGGTGTTCAAGTCCGGGATGCGCAGGGCCAAACTGGATTTTGACGGCTATTACGAAGCGGGCACGGGTCTGGTGGACGATATACTCGACGCACAGCTGGAGGCCGGAGAGGCTGTTTACTCGGTGTTCCCCGAAGCGGCCACGGTCGGAAAGACCGGTTACTCGTTCGCTATGTTATTGTCGCAGCTTGCTCGTGACGGCAAGTACGCGGAGCTGTTGAAGGTGAACGCGGCCGGAGAGGCCACCGGGGTCATCGTGAACCAGACCCTTATGGAGCTAGGTTCGAAGAGTGCCGGCGGTAATGGGACATATCGTCAGCTGGGGGCGGTGGCGGCCGGACAGAAGGTCCGGGGAGTGGTCCACGTTCTATCGGGATCTGGAACATTGGGGATCACGCTGCAGTCAGACGACAATTCCGGGTTCTCCAGCCCTACAACCAGGGCTACGTTCACGAACATGACCGGAATCGGGGCGCAGATCGCGGAGAGCGTATCGGGCCCCATCACTGACACCTATTGGCGGTTCGTATGGACAGTGTCCGGAGGGCCGTTCACGGTGGTCATGGGAGCAGGAATAGGGAGGTAGAGAATGGCAACATTGATATTGAGGGATGCCAGGGTCGAGCTGAACAGCGTGGTCCTGAGCGCGTACGTCAAGAGCGTCAAGCTGACCAAGAACCGGGACATCAAGGAGAAGACGGCAATGACCGAGAGCTCGTTCTCGGCTCTGCCCGGGCTTAGGAACTGGAGCGTGGACCTGGAGGTCAACCAGGACATGGGAGCCGGAGCGGTGGATGCCACCCTGGCGGTCATAGATGCGCTGGATACCTATGTGCTCATCAAGATCAGGATTACCTCGGCCATCGTCTCCGCCACCAATCCGGAGTACCAGGGAAATGTGCTGCTGGAGGGATATGGTCCCATCAGCGGTAGTCGCGGCGACGTTGCGGGTGTCAGCATAAAACTGCGCGGGACCGGCGATCTGACCAGGGCAGTGGGACCAGTGGCCTGAGGTGGATGGATGAGCGAAGAGAAGAAGTTCTCACCGGCCGACCTGCTGCTCAGCAACAATGTCCGTACGGTCGATGTGGAAGGGCTCGGGGTCGTGTCCTATATCCCGCTTTCCACTAAGGAGACGATGGAGATCTCCTCCGACCGGAACCTGGACCATAACGGCATGAACGCCAAGGAGACGTGGCTCATGATCAAGAAGGCCAATCCGGACATGATGAGCTTCGAGGAGTTCGTGGGTGACGGGACCGATGGGCGCGCCACCGTCTCTCTGATCGTGGCCATGCTCAAGGAGCGTGATTTTCGGGTCTAGCCGAGTTCGTGGCCAGGGACCCGCTCGCGCAGGAGATAGGCGCGCTGGCGTATCATTTTCATTGGACGCCGGAGACGATAGCGGGCATGACGGAACTGCAGCGGGCAGGATTCCTGACCTGGCTGGAATGGCACAGCGAGGAGATGAGCAGAGCGGCGAGGGAGTGACATGGCGAACGAACTGTATATCAAGATCATAGCCGAGGACGGGGCGAGCGCCAAGTTCCGCGCGGTGGGTGAGGAGGCCGACGACATGTCCTCGGAGATCGAGTCTGCCGGGACCGCGGCCAAGCTCGCCGGGGAACAGATCGAGCAGGCAGGAGACGACGCGAGCGGCTCTG